GTTGGCACCGGACGCCTGAGTGCGATCCGGTGCGGGACGCCGCGGGCCCTCCTGGGGCTGGGATTTCGCCCAGTGCGGCTTGCGCTCGAGGAGCGCGTCGAGGTCCGCCTTGATGGCCGCCTCGTCGATGTCACCCTCCGAGTCGATGTACGAGTCGAGATCCAGCGCGCCGACCGCGTCCTCCGGGTCCGCGAACCCGGTCATCGCCAGCGCCTGCACCTGAGTGCGCACCAGCCGCTGACGCGTCTTCGCTACCTGCTCGTTCGCGCGAGTCAGCTGGTCGTTGAGGCGCTCGGACTCCGTCTTCTCCGCGTCCTTGATGCGCTGCAGCTCGGCAGCCGCCGGCTCCAGCTCCTTCAGACGCTTGCGGAGGTTCGCGGCCTCGCTGTTCTTCTTCCGCAGCTCCGCCTCGAACTTCTTCCGGTCGAACGGCTTCTCCTCGCCGCCGGTCTCCGCCTCCTGGGCGTCGTCCCGCTGCTCGGCGCCGTTCTCCTCGGTGGCCGTCTCCTCGACGGTCTCCTCCGTACCGGTGTCCTGCTGCTCGGTCGTCTCGGTCTCTTCGGGCATGACGAATCGGCCCTCCAGGGGCTGTCGAAAAGGGAAGGCCGCCACCAGGGCGACCAGGGTTAGAAAGCTCCGGGGAGCGGGTTCGGATCGTGCTCCGCCAGCGCCCGCCTGAACCGGGCCAACTGGCTACCGGAGTGGCCGGCGGCGTACTCCTCGTACAGCCGCGCCCACTCACGGGCCTGCGGGGACGGCTCGAACCGCTGCCCCGCAAAAACCGGGATGGCGCCACAGTGGCAGCCATCATGTGCACGGAAGCCCACCGTCTCCCGGGCGAAGACCGAGCCGCGGGAGGCCAGCAATTTACAGAAGGCGCACGCCCCCAAGGCTGCCGACCGCGCCCACGCTCTCGCCTGCGGATCCTGCCGCACCGCCTCCAGGACAGTGCTCCGGCCCGTGTCAGCGACCAGCTTCTGCGCGACCAGCTCGGCCTTCTTCTCCGCCTGCCCCAGCCGGACCTCGAGCGGCTCCCGCTGCGCGGGCGTGGCCTGCTCAGGGTCGCGTTCCCACACGTCCTTCGCAGCCCACCGCAGGGACGCCTCGGCCTTCTCAGGCGGCGGCGGATCCACGACAGGCACCGTGAACGAGCCGGGCACACCGGCTGCTTCCCGCTGCGCGTCATAGAACTCGGCACCCAGCGCGGCCGACGTCTGCGCGTACTGGTCCACAACCGTCTGCACCGCCGTGAACCAGTCCGGCATCGACTGCCGCAGCCGCGACGGAATGATCAGGCGACGCAGGCCGCGAACCTCCCGAACCAGCAGACGCGTCAGACCACGCTGCGCAGCCCGATACCGGTCCGGGTCACGACCGCCGTCAGAGACCGTCGTCGCCACCGTCGACCTCCACCACATCCGGCAGAGACCCGGCCGGCCGGTCGTTCATCGCGGCCAGCCGCTCCATGAGGCCGCCAGCGGAAGCCGCGGCAGCCGTGCGCCGCCGGTCCACAGTGATCCGCTGCCGCTGCGCCTCCGTGAACCCGGCCATCTCCAGCGTGACGTCGGAGTCGGCGGGCAGGACACCGGCCTGAACGAGCTTCACCGTGGCGTCCACCTGGGCGGCCACCGTCGGTGTCGCCGGGTTCCGCCACACCGTCTCGATCCGGCGGGCCTTGTCCGGCGGTTCCCCGTCCCGCACCCACAGCGCGAGCCGCATCGCCTGCTGCCACGCGGCACCGAACCGGCGGATCCTGCGCTCGCTGCGCTTGACGAGTTTCGCCTCGGTGGACCGAATGGCGTCCGCGCTCGCGGGGTTGTCGGTGGTGTAGCCGAGCATGTGCGGCGGCAGACCAAACTGCGACGACATGATCCGGGCATACAGATCGATGATCTTCGTCATGCCCGTCGGATCATGAGCAGCGAACTGACCCACGCTCGGCACCTGGCCATCCTCGTCCCGCTCCAGAGCGAGCACCCGGCCGATGTACGTCTCCCAGGCGCTCTTGGCCGTACCATCCGCGTCCTGGAACGCCGACTCGCTGGCACCGAGGATGTACCGCTGCGGGGCGCCGAAGAACTCGGCGGCGACCTCCATGCCCATCAGCCGGCGGCACGCCGCATCCGTGATCGACATGACCTCGGGCGTGATCTCGCTCTTGCCGACCCGGTCCGCGGTGCGCTGCCTGTTCGCCATCCGTACCACCGGCACGATCCCGAGGTTGTGCATGTCGCGGTCGACGACCTCCCACCCACCACTCTCAGACGGCAAGCACATCACCGTCTGATCCGGCAGATAGAGGACCAGCATCCGCTCCTCAGGCCCCGACTCGATGAACGCATCGGCCGCACACTCGCGGAGCGCCGCCGTGCCCACCCGCAGACGGGCATCCCACATCAGCGTCATGTCCAGCGGCGACTCCACGGAGATCAGCGGCGGGCAGTCGTCCGTGCCGCAGTCCCCCGAACCGACCGCCAGATACTCCCGGCCGTACACCAGCGCGTCCAGGTGGGCGAGGCTCGACTCGTCGAACAAGTCGTTCGCCTCGGCGATCTCCGTCAACTCGCGCGAGTCCGCACCGTCCGCCCAGCGGAACGCCTCCAAGTCCAGCCGCTCTTCTAGGCTCTCGACGCCGACCCGCGGCCAGCCGATCACCGTGTGCAGACCCTTCAGTTGCGGCGGGATCGAGATGCCGAGGTCCCTCACGAGCTGTTCGCCGTTGAAGTACGCGTCCCGCAGTTGCAGAGCCCACCGGTCCTGCAGCATGTCCGCCCGCAGCATCTGGACCAGCGCGAGCTCGTCATCCGACAGCGTCAGCAGAGGCAGCTCGGGGATAGACAGGGTCATCGCAGCACCACCACCCGTCCCTTACCGCGCGACTTCGGCCGCTTCCCGTACTGCTTGCTGTTGAGGAGCTTCCTGCGAAGCATCCGCGCGCCGACCATGCACACCGCAAGGTCGATCTTCCGGGCACTCTCACGGTGCTCCTTGCCGATCGTGATGCCCCACGCGTTCGTGCGGCGGCGAGCGTTCGCCACATGCGTGCGCATCACCTTGTGGCCGTCATGCGTCAGACGCCGCTCGAGAATGTCCTCGCGCGTTCGCTGCACCGCGTCCGTGAACTCCTCCTGATGGCGAGGAGCGCCCATGTCCCAGCGGACGGCGTGCTGCTTCGGGCCGGCCGTGACCGCGTGCAGGACCAGTTTCGAGCCGTGCTCCTGCCCCCACTTGTCGAGGTAGGCGTACCAGTAGCGTTCGCCGTCCTCGTCCTGGCCAGAGCCCGGGTCGCAGAAGAACGCCACCACCTTGTACGTGTTGAAGGCCCGCTCGACGACGCCGTCCACCTCATCGCGCGGCACAGACCACGGAACGTCGAGATTCCAGTTCGCCGGCCGCTGCCACACGCCGAGCGTGAAGACGTGACCGTCGGACATCCGGCAGCCCGCCAGAGCGGTGGCGTCGTCCGACTTGGAGCCGTCGAAGAACATGACGATCTCGTCGCCGTCGACAGCTTCGAGAGCCTCGGCCTTGCAGGCATCCCACTCGTAGGGCGCCATCCAGGCATCCTCAGCCGCGACGATCATGTTGTACCAGAAGCGTCGCGACCGGCTCGGAGGGTTCCGCACGTCAGCGATCGACTTCACGATGCGGTCCACGTTCAGCCAGGACGCGTCCCCGCGGATCGACCGGATCACCGCCGGGGCGGCCTCCACTGTCAGCGGCGCCTTCGGCGGAGCTTCGATCGAGTCGTACAGCAGACCCGAGTCCATCACCCGGCCAGCGTCCACGGCCTCCCAGGCTTCTCGGTCCCGCTCCGCAACCGAGTCCTGGCCGGGCTCGTAGGCGTTCGTGATGCGCAGCGTGCGCGCCGCACCGTCCGCGGACTTCGTGGCGTTCCGCTCGATCACGTCGGCCATGTCGTGGCCCGAGTTCGACGAGTCCCAATGATGCGTCTCGTTCAGCAGCACGAACGTCGCCCGGGCGCCCTCCAAGGTCGACGGCGACGACGTCACCGCTTGGATCAGACGTGAGTCCCCGAGCGCATTGACGGTCTCCTTGCCGACCTGGATGCGGTAGTGCTCCTTCGCCTCCGCAGTGAAGAGCGAGGGGAAAAGCCGCATCGTGTTCTTCGTCTGCTCGAGACTCACCGCCGCCGTCTGAACCCACGCCTCGGGGCTGTCCGTCGCGATCGGCGAACCGTCCGAAGCCCAGTCGGCGAAGCGGGACGGGCCGAGCGCCTCGACCGCGCACAGGCAGGCGCCGAGCGGGTCCTTCCCCCAGCCCTTCAAACGCTGGAGAACACCGTCGCGGTAAGCGAAGGAACCCGACTCGTCGAGCGCGAACCACCACAGGATGAAACGAGCCTGCTCGTCAGTGAAGCGCCACGGCACATCACGGGAATGCTGCAACCACACCCCGCACCAGCCGAGAGCCTCCCAGCCGAGCGTCGCCTCCGGCAGCAGCCAGGTACCGTCCGGGTTCCGCTGCCAGGTCGGGCCGAGCAGCTTCGGCTCCCACTCCAACTCCGGACGCGGGGCGACCTGCGTCAGCCGCTCCCGGTACCAGCCGATGACATCCTCGTGCCCATCGTCCTGGCGCTCGACCGACCGCCTACGCGCCACGGCCCCAACGCGCCATCGCAGCCTGCCGCGCAGACGCCGACGCGTTCCCCTTCGCCGGCTCCTCCTCGTCCGGCAACTTCAGCCAACCCAACAGTCGGGCCAGGACGCCGCGGTGCTGCCGCAGCTCCTGCACCAGCGGCGAAGCGACCGGCTGCCCCATGCTGCCCGTGACCATCAGGTCGGCGTGCTTGAGCTCCGCTTCCAGCCGCTCGATCAGATCGATCTCCCGGCAGGCGTCCTCCAGGACACGCAGCTCATCGATCCGCAGCTCATAGCTCCCCGCGATCTCCGACCAGACCACCAGGGCCTTCCGTCCGAGACCCTCAGGGGGTTCGATCTTCGATGACATGACGACCCTCCTGGGGCCTAGGAACGGCCCACCAGGGGCCGAAAAAATACAGACCAGGTGCACGCAAATCCAGGGCTTGTAGACGGCCCCGATACGAATCCACAGTGGATCATGGGATGACCCCCCAGGTGATCTTGATGGCGTTGATCATGACCTCAAGATCACCCCGCCGAAACCCGCCGGCGGACGCCGATGGGCAGCCCGCAGACACCACATCGACATGCCTCTGCCTCATCAACGTCGAGGTCGATCACCAAGGATTACTCTCGACGAGATACTCGAGCGTCACCTAGTGGCGCGCACGCAGCGCCCGACCACACTCCCTGCCCTGCACCTGGATGCCGGCGCGCACAGCCCTGCACCGTCAGGCCGCCGCCGACCAGCCGTCTACTAGGTCGCGCTTGACGCTGTTGCAGTAGAAGTGGGCTGTCTTCAGGTTGTCCTCGGTGTGCGGTCCGCCGCGCGCGATGGGAATCACGTGGTCGAGGACTGGGGCCTCAAGCTCTGGCACTTTCGCGTCACGGTCTACCGGGTCGCCGCAGATGTGGCATATCCAGTTGTCCCGCTCGTAGATGGCTAGGCGAGACACGTTGCGTCCGTCTACGCCGCGCTCCAGTGCTCGACGATGGGCCGCCGCCGCCAACTGTCTGCACCTGCTGGAGCAGAACGCTGTGGGCTTAGTGGAGCATCTGCGGGCGAACCGGTCCCCGCATTCGGCGCACCGTCCTGCGCACCACATGCCCGCTCCTTGCGCCCCGGCAGCGGCGACAGCCAGCTTCCGCTCAGCCCTACGCCGACGGGTTCTGGCTCGCTCACGAGCTCCGTGCTCCTCCTTGGTCAGGCCGGCATACTCATCTCGTGGGCGTTCGGCGCCGTACTTAGCGTCGTAGAAGCACTGGTGAGAGCAGTACCTCGCTGTGGTCTTCGTGACGGTGGCTTCTTGACCGCACTCTGCGCATGTGATCTTGTACTGCTTCTTCCGGCCGTTGTCGTAGAGGCGGGACTGAAAGTGGCCGTGCTTCTCCCTGTAGCGACGCTGGTACTCGCGCATGCGGTCATTCGTGAACTGCCGCTTGCACTCCGGGGCGCCGCATTGAACGCGCCGCGGGTTTGTCATGAGGTTGCTGCAGTAGGGACACGGGCGCGCGGCGGCTTCCTGTCGGACGGCCGTCTGCTTGCGCCCTCGCGCGAGCCGCAGTTCGTAGCGCCCATCATGGCGGGCTCGTTCGTTGCTGAGAGCGTTACGGCAGACAGCTGAGCAATACGTAGGGATCGGTCCGGAGCGTCCGACCTTCTTCTCTGCGCCGCATCGGGCGCAGGTGATCGACGTGGGGCGTGTAGCCTCGGTCATGTCGGTCCTGTCGTGTCAGGGCTGGCCACGGCCCCGGGAGCGCTCCAACGCTCGCCGGGGTTCTTCATCCCATTATCGCAGTTCAACTGCCGTTTCATGTGGGGTCGTTGCTGTTACCTGCGTCGCCCCTTGGACCCTCGGTTGGCCTTCGATCCCGGCCAATGCCCGGTCGCCTCCTTGAAGCGAAGGGCGCAGTACCCCTTCGCGCGCGGGCCCATGAAGCGCTGGACGCGAGAAACGCAGCGTGTGAACGACCCGGAGCGGAGGGCGTAGCCGACGCCAGCTGCCTTGCCTCCACTGGTGGGGCGATCGCTCCAGTAGCGACGACCTTCGCGGACGATGCGCCGGTTGGACTTGGCACGGCTTGCCACAGTTCTCACTCCTTCTGCGGCGCGGGCTCCGGCTGGTCGGTGTCTTGTGGTTCGTCTACCCGCTGGACCTGGGCTCCTAGCCCGGCGGGGATGGCGAGGCAGATGCCGGCCTGGTCGGTGAAGACGGCCCATCCGTCGGTGACGGTGAGGGTGAGGTGGGGGTCTTCGATGAGGATGTCTTCCTTGCGCTGCTCGCGCGGGTGGACGATGAGGTAGCGCGGCATGTCACCGCCTTATCGGATGCCGGGGTGTGGTTCCTCGGGGCGTCGCCGTCCGGGCCGGGGGTTGTTGCGTTGCGCCTCGTTGCCTTCCCGGCTGGACTTCTGCAGGTGGCATTCGGCGCAGGCGCCTTGGAGCCGGTCTTCGGCGTGGGCGTCGGTCTTGGCTTCGATGTGGTCGCAGTGGGTGCTGGGCCGCACTCCGCAGATCTTGCAGATCGGGTCGCGGTCGAGCACCTTGCGGCGGATGGTTGCCCAGTTCGACGGCAGCCGGCTCTTGCGGTCGCTGTTCTGCCACCCTCCGCTCACGGCCGCCTCCTACTCGTCGGGGCTGCGTTCGGTGTCGCTACCAACGGCCCATCCGCCGAAGCCTGCCCGCCGGTCGTGCGGCGTGTTGGCGACGATCCCGTAGAGCCGGACGGCTGTGTCTTCGGCGCGTGCGAGCGGGTCGTCGTCGGCGCCGCTGTACTCGACGGTGATCTCGCGGACGCCGTCGCCCAGCTTCACCGTCACGTCAGGCATCGGGCTCTGGCCGCTTGAGGTTCTCCCGGAGGATGTCGCCGATCTCCAGGAGGGCTTGTGCGACGGCGATGGTGGCGATGGCCTGGGCTTTGGCGGCGCGGGCGGTGATCTCGGCGCTGGCGACCTGTCCCTGCGGCATGGCGTTGAGGTCTTGCGCTTCCTGCCCGAGGGTGCGTTGGGCGAGTTCCCGGTAGCTGGGTACGGCGGCCATCAGCCGGTCACCGCCTTGGGCTGGTTGGCGTCGTGAACACAGAGGGCGCCAGCCGGGGCGCCGCAGCAGCCGGTCACCGCCTCGTCCTGCTGGCGGTGGATGCTGAGGACGTTGCAGGCGGGGACGATGGCGACGACGCCTCGGCCGTCGGGTCCCGTGAAGGTGTAGTCGCTGGCTTCGGAGTCGTACTCGACGCCGTCTGCGGTGACGGTCTCTTCGTGGCCGGTCAGGTAGTTGATCGTGTAGCGGGCCATGGCGCGGGCTCCTGTGGTGGTCAGGTGATGCGGTATCCGGCGGTGTCGTAGTAGTCGATGCCACCGAGTTCGATGCGGTCGCCGACGAGCGTGAACCACGGGCTCATCGTCGCGGCGCCTTCGGGGGCGTCGGGGGCGAGCCAGGTGAGGATGATGTGGTCGCCTTCGCGCCGTCGGGAGAGTTCACGGCCGGCGAGGAGGTGCTGGTGTTTGTCGAAGTCGGCTTCCAGTTTGACGATGACACGGAGTTCGACGGGACGCTCACCCATGGGCGCGGGCCTTCCGTGGGGTCAGTGTTCGTGGATGCGCCGGATGAGGACGTCGGACCAGGTGCGGATCTCGTAGTCGTCGCCGTCGCAGTTCTTGATCAGGCAGACGGTGCGATCGGATCTGATGCCACGCTCCGGCTCGGAGGGCGGCTGGCCGATGCCGAGTTCGTGTTCGAGCTGGGCGATCCGCTGATAGTCCGGAGAGGGCATGACGCGGGCCTTCCGTGGGTGGTCTACGAAGCGGGTGGCGTGGTCTGCCACTGGTCGGGGGTGATCTGCTTGGGCAGGTCGCCGATCACGCGGGTCCACCAGTCGACGGTCTTGCCGCGCATCGCTACCTGCTGCTCGGGCAGCAGGTTGTGGATGCAGTCGCGGTGGTGCAGATGCTTGCCGCCGTTCTCGGCGCGCTTACGGAGCGCGGCAGCGGCAATGGTGCGGGCGTCGAGGTCAGCCACGGTTCCACCACCAGCAGCCGAGCGTTCCACCACGGAACGTCTCGACCTTCCCGCCGAGTCCGGCGAGCACGGCGTCCATGTCGTCCGCATCCCACTGGTGGAGGTGGGCTTCGTGCGGGTTGCCGTCGACTTCACCCTGCGGGGAGTCGACGATCGGCACGGACACGAGGATGTTCCACGCCCCGGCCGCCTCCGCGCGCTGGAGCAGGGAGACCGCGTCGTCCCGCTCGACATGCTCGAGGACATCGCCGAAGATCACGCAGTCCCGGTAGAAGAGGTGGTCGGGCGCCTCGCGGACGTCCATGACGTGCAGTTCGTCGTACATCCGCCGCGTCTTCGTCGAGTTGAGGCGGTACTTCTTGATGTACGGCCGATGCACCTCGATGCCGGTCCACCACACGCCCTCGTGCACGGGCCGGAACAGTTTCGCGTAGGTCCCCTCACCCGGCCCGACATCGCACACCGTGTTCGGCAGGTGGTAGCGGAACTTCTCGAGGGACCAGTCCTTGCCCTCGGCATCACTGGTCGGCATGAGGTCTCCTAGCTGACGATGTTTTGGCCGGGAACGGCGACGCCGGTTGCGCCGGTCCAGTCGAGGATCTGCCGGGTGCCGACGAGGTTGTAGGCGGCGCCGGTCGGCCAGGACGATCCGCTCAAATCGTTGTTGATGATCAGGCCGTCGGTGGCGGACGCGGTCACGTCGAGTCCCCAGGTCGCCGCGACCCCGTTCCTGAGGATGGTGTTGCCGATGATCCTCGGGCGGACGGTGCTGGACGTGGCGCGGATCCCGGAC